GGGGGTGCCCGGTGACCGCCCCGCTGCCCCCGCTGCCCCCGGTGCCGCCGCTGGGTCCGATCCCCGGCACCTCCACCACCGGCGGACCGTCCATCGCCGACCCGACCGGGCTGCGCTACGACCGAGCCGACCTGGAGGACGCCGCGCCGGCCGGGCTGCCGCCGGGCGTAGACGGCTTCGCGGTCACCGGACGCCGCTCCGCCGGCACGTTCACGATGCCGGTCAAGCCGTGCTGCGGGGACCGGTTCATCAACGACGAGTGCGATTGCGCCGAGTTCGCCGAGCAGGCCCGCTGCGCCGAGGTGGTCGTGTGGCACCGGTTCGACCTGCGGGAGCTGGCCGCGCGGCACATCACGGCCGCCGAGCTGGACCGGCGCGAGCGGGGGGCCGCGTAGATGAGCCGCATCGTCGTCTGGTACTCCGACGGCGCCGCCAGCGCCGTCGCCGCGAAACTCACGATCGCCGAGCACGGACACGACAACGTCGTGGTCGCCACCACCGCCACCTACTCCGAGCACCCCGACAACGCCCGGTTCCGGGCCGACATCGAGCGGTGGCTCCAGCACCCGGTAGCAGAGCTGCGATCGACCGAGTACCACGACACCTGGGAAGTGTGGGAGCGCACCGGCTACCTCGTCGGTCCCGATGGGGCCCGCTGCACCGGAGAGCTGAAGAAGAAGCCCCGCTTCGGGTTCCAGCTCCCCAACGACGTGCAGGTGTTCGGCTTCACGCTGGAGGAGCGTGCACGCGCCGACCGGTTCCGCCAGCAGAACATCGAGGTCAAGCTCGCCACCCCACTCATCGACCACGGCCTGACCAAGGCTGACTGTCTGGGCCTGCTGGAGGCGGTGGGTATCGCCCTGCCGGAGATGTACCTGCTGGGCTACCGCAACAACAACTGCATCGGCTGCGTCAAGGGCGGCATCGGCTACTGGAACAAAATCCGCCGCGACTTCCCCGACGTGTTCGCCAGGATGGCGGCGCTGGAGCAGCGACTGGGCCGCACGGTGTTGCGGGAGGAAACCGGCGAGGTCGATGCGGCTGGGCATCGGGTCACGCGCCCGCTGCCGCTGATCGCGTTGGATCCGTCGCGGGGTCGGCACGCCGACGAGCCGGACATCGAGTGCTCGGTGCTGTGCGCAATCGCGGTTGAGGCGGTCGCGTGATGACCGCCCTGATCATCGCCGCCCTGGCCGCCCTCGTCGTCCTGCTGCTGTTGGTGGTGCGCCGCCAGGACAAGGACATCCGGCACCTGTCGCTGCGCGTCCGGCACCAGGCGCGCCGGATCCGCTGGCACCGGGAGGCCGAGCGGCAGCTCGGCGCGGACCTGCGCCAGCTCGCCGAGGACCGGATGCGCGACACCGCCACGGCCGTCACCGCGCCGGACGACCTGCCGGCCCTCGACCCGATCACCCTCCGCCAGGTCTGGGCGTGCAGCCCGGCTGACTTCGACACCCCCGGGAGCACCCGATGACGACCCTCGACACGACCTCCGCCCTGGACCTCGACGCCATCCGCCGGCTGATCGCCCGCTCCACCGACGGGCCGTGGGTCGTCGTCCAGCAGCAGGCCAACGGTCGCCGGTGGCTCGCGGTCGTCTCCCACCCTGATGACGAGATGACCTACGCCAACGTCGCCGAGGTGCCGTTGGAGCCCGGCGACGACATCAACGACTGGCGCAACGACGCCGAGTTCATCGCCGCCGCCCGGACCGACGTGCCCGCGCTGCTCGCCGAGGTGGACCGGCTCCGCGCCGCCCAGGCCGCCGCGCCGGGGCAAAACAAGCCGCCGGCCGGCGTGGACCTGACCACCTGGTGCGCCAAGGCCGCCGCCAACCACCGGGACTACGAGGAGCACGAACTCGCCATGTATACGGGCGACGACCGCGACCGGGCGATCGTCGAGTGGGTCGTCCGGGTCCTCGGCAACCCCGAGCTGGCCGAGTCCCGGTCCGTGCTCGCGGTGCTCGCCGCCCGGCACCACGACGAGCTGGCCCCGACGGGCACCGTCGACTGGCTCAAGACCCGGGTCGCCGAGCTGACCGCCGAACTGGCCGCACGGCGGTGGAGCCTCCCCGAGGAGCCGACCGACGTCACCGCCGTCCGCGACCGCACCGGACAGCTGTGGGTCTGCCCCGGTCGGCCCGGCAACAACCTGTGGTGGCGGGACAAGCTCGGCCACGGCATCGGCTACGAGTGGCACCAGCTGCTCCAGGCCGGCCCGCTGACCCCGGCCGCCCCCGAGGCGGTGGCCCGGTGAAGCAGCGACTCTTCCTCTTCTCCGCCGGCACCCCCCAGGCCCGGGTCACCTGCTCGCACTGCGGCTGGACCAGCCAGGGGCGCGGCGACGCGCAGAAGGTCTTCGACCGCAGCAGCAACCACGAATGCGCAGGGGTGGAGAGCTACCAGGACATGCTGGCCCGCCACGACGCCGGGGCGGTGGCCCGGTGAGCACCCGCTACCTCGGCCGGCACTGGCCCGACACCGTGCAGCGCGTCGACCCCGACCACCTGCTCAGCCCCGCCGCCGTGCAGCTCGTCACCCGCACCCCGGACCCGGTCCACGCCGGCCCCGACGACGCCACCGGCCTCATCCAGGTGCGCGACGTCGCCGCGACCGGCGCGTGGACCACCCCGCCGCCGGCCTGGGCCCCCACCGGAGAGGAGCCGTCGTGAACCTCCGACTCGTCCTCAACCGTCCGCCCGAGTGGCAGGAGCAGGCACTCTGCTCCCAGACCGATCCGGAGGCGTTCTTCCCCGAGAAGGGCGGCTCGACCCGCGAGGCGAAGCGGATCTGCTCGCGGTGCGAGGTCAAGACCGAATGCCTGGAATGGGCGCTGGAAATCGACGAGCGGTTCGGGGTCCTCGGTGGGCTCTCGGAACGGGAGCGCCGCAGGGTCAAGAGGCGGGCGGCCTGATGAACATCAACCTGACCCCCGAAGAGGTCGCCCGCTTCCACGCCCGGTTCGCCCCCGCGTCATCGGGCTGCCGCGTGTGGAAAGGCGAGAAGAACGGCAACGGATACGGCCGCTTCACGATCTGGCGGAAGGGCCGGCGTATCAGGCTCCTCTCGCACCGGGTCGCCTTCGCGCTGACCCAGGAACTGCGGGACGGCCAGGTGCTGCGGCACTCGTGCGACAACCCACCGTGCGGCAACCCGGAGCACCTCACCCCGGGGACCCAGACCGACAACGTCCGCGACGCCATGAAGCGCGGGCGCTTGGTGACCGACGGGCTGACCGTGTACCGGCAGCAGCGCGACGCCGCCGCCCGAGCGCGCCGAACCGCCGGCCGGAAGACGTGCAGCCGATGTCGGGTGGAGAAGTCGTTTGACGGCTTCTGCGCCAACAGGTCCAACTGCGACGGCCGGCAGTACGAGTGCAAGGAGTGCCAGGCCAACCGGCGACGCGCTGCTCGCGGCGGCATGAGCCAGAACGAGCGGCGCGCCCTGGGCCGGTCGGACAAGGCCGGGCAGGTGGCGGCGTGACGGCCCCCGCCGCCCAGGCCCCTGCTGTGGAGATCAGCCCGACCGACTTGCGGGCCCTTCGATTCCTCGCCGCCGGCTACACCGTCCGGCAGACCGGCACCCGCCTCGGCCTCACCGGCAGCGCGATCGCCATGCGGCTGCTGCGGATGCGCGAGCACATCGGCGCGACCACCAACGCCCACGCGATCGCGATCGCGGTCCGCACCGGACAACTCGACCTCACGGAGACCACCCGATGACCGCCCTGAAGACCCGCCAGCCCACCGGCCGCGTTCCGTGGCCGCTCATCCTCATCGAGGGTGGCGAGAAGGCCGGCAAGAGCTGGCTGATTGCCGAGCTGTCTGCTTCGCCGAAGGTCGGCCAGACCTACTGGATCGACCTCGGTGAGGGTGCTGGCGATGAGTACGGCGCTATCCCCGGAGCCCGCTACCTCATGATCGAGCACGACGGCACGTTCGCCGACATCCTCGGTCAGGTCGAAGCCGCCAAGGCCGAAGCTGCCCGGGTCGCCGCAGCCAAACTGCCCCCCGTCGTCCTGGGCATCGACTCCGCAACCCTGGAGTGGGACCTGCTCAAGGGTATCGCCGACGCGAAGGCCCGAGCCCGGCTGGCGAAGCGCGGAAAGCAGATCGCCCCGGACGCCGAGCCGCAGATCTCGATGGACCTGTGGAACGAGATCAACGCCAAGCACCGGCGGCTGATGACCCACCTGATGACCTTCCCCGGCATCGTCGTGGTCACCGCGCGGGGCAAGGAGGTCGCTGCGCTCGACAGCGGCGGCCGTCCGGTCGAGGGCAGCAAGGAGTACAAGGTCGAGGGCCAGAAGAACCTGGCCTTCGACGCCACGGTCTGGGTCCGCGTCTCCCGTGACCACCCGCCGATGGTCATCGGTGCCCGGTCGGTGCACGCCGGCATCCGGCCTGGGGTCGACCGGCCCCGGCCTGTCCCGGGGTTGACCCTGGAGAAGCTCGTCTTCGACATCTTGAAGTGCAACCCGGACACGGCGCACGTACGGGACCTGGTGCCGCTGTCCACGGCGGACGACTCGACCGGCCAGGACGAGCCGGCCCGCCCGGTGTCCGGCCCGCCGGCCGCTCGGCCCGTCTCCGGCCCGCCTGCGGCGCTGTCGGCCGCCGCTACCGGTCTGCTCGACGACCTCCGCCAGGCCACCGACGAGACCGGCCTGCGCCGGGTCTGGAAGGCCGCCGCGGACGCCGCCAAGGCGGCCCGGATCAGCGCCCCGGAGGTCACTCACTTTCAGGCGACGTGGAAGGCGCGCAAGGCGGAGCTGTTTCCGCCGGAGCCGAAGAACCCGGGCAACGACCCGGCCCGCCGCCGGATGTTCGCCCTGCTCGGCCAGGCCGACATCACCGACCGGGACGACCGGCTCGCCTACGTCAGCGACATCGCCGGCCGGGCGGTCGCCAGCACCAACGACCTGACCGCCACCGAGGTGTCCCAGGTGATCGAGCGGGTCGAGTCGTACATCGCCCAGCAAACCCCGCAGCAGATGGAGATGGCCGGATGAACCGCACGGAGAGGGTTCAGGAGGTGCTCCGCCTGGAGGGCCTCGCCGACGCCGCGAAGAAGCGCGCCGCCGAGCACCGGGCCGCCCTCGACGCGGACGCCCGCGCCGAGCTGGAGCGCGAGGGCACCGCCCCGTCGTGGCGGCTGCCCGACATCGGCACCGTCGCCCTGGCCGTCAGCAAGGAAGCCCCGGTCGTCGCCGACATCGAGGCGCTGACGAAGTGGTGCCTGGCCCGCTACCCGGGCGAGGTGGAGACGGTCCACCAGATCCGCGCGAGCTTCCAGACGGCCCTGCTGGGCCGGGTGGTGTGCGACGGGGACGTGGTGGTCGACCCGGGCACCGGGGAGGTTGTGCCGGGCATGGCGGTCCGGCTGGGCGGCATGCCGCAGTCGCTGTCCATCCGGCCCAGCAGGGACGCCCGCGCGGTGTACGCCGCCGCTGGCGCGCAGATGCTCGACGGGCTGCTGCTACTCGCCGGGGAGGTGCCGGGTCACCTGGACCCGGCCGACGTGCCGGGCGGTGACCGGTGAAGACGCGCATCCACCGCTCCCACGTCAGCATGCTGCTCGGGAAGCTGCGCCGGGGCCACCTGCTGAACGTCCAGATGCGGGAAATCGAGCGGCAGCTCGGCTACCCGCTGTCCGAGGCCGACCCGATGGAACTGCGCGGCATCATCGCCGCCCTGGAGGCCGTGAACGCTGCCCCGCTCGGCGGCGTCCGGTGACCCGCCGCGACCCGGGCGCCGCCGCCGGCACCGTGGCCACCGAGCCCGGCCGGTGCGAGTGCCGGCACCTGGAGCCGCTGCACACCCCCGGCGCCCGCGGTCGCGGCACCTGCTCCGCCTCCACCTGCTCCTGCCGCCACTACACCCCCGGGGCCGGCACCACACCGGCCCCGGGCGGGGGCGCGTAATGACCGCCCGGCAGCTCACCCCGCACCTGTACCAGCCCGACGGCGACCTGCCGGCCGACCACACCGGCGACCAGCCGTGCACCTGCCACCTGCCGCGCCGGCACGCCCGGCACACCGTTCCCGACACCGCCGACGCGCAGGCCGAGCACCTGCGCCGCATCGGAGAGGACCAGGACTGATGACCGCCACCGACGAGTACGCCGGCCGCCTCGCCGAGGTTGCCGCCGAGCTGGTCGTACGGGTCCGCGACGACGACCCGGAAGCCAACCTCCGCTGGCTCACCGCCACCCTGCCGACCAACCGGGAGCGCCTCGACCTGCTCTTCGTCCTGGCCGCCGCGGTGCCGGATGACCGGCCGTGGCTGCACCTGACCGCGTGGGCTCGCACCGCGCCGCCCGCCTCCGGGCCGGCGCTGCTGGCCGAGCGGTACGGCGACCTGCGCGCCGTCGCCGCCGAGCTCCGGCCGAAGGCCGCCTGACCGGCCGCCCGGCCCCACTTCCCCGGGGCCGGGCGGCCACCCGAACAACACCAGCACGACGACATAGACCAGGAAGGCACGACGTGGCGCGCATCCGCTCCATCAAGCCGGAGTTCTTCACCTCCGAGGTGGTCGCCTCGGTGCCGATCTCGGCCCGGCTCACCTTCATCGGCTTGTGGACGCACGTCGATGACAACGGCGTCACCGTCGACAACCCGAAGCTCATCACCGCCGCCCTCTGGCCCCTTGAGGACGACCCTCGCGAGGCTCTCGCGAGAACCTCCGGAGACCTCGCGAGCCTCTCCACGGCCGGTTTGATCGCCCGTTACGAGGTCTCCGGACGCCACTACCTGTTCATCGTCGGGTGGGACGAGCACCAGCGCGTCTCCCACCCCAGCAAGGCCCGCTACCCGCGACCGCCCGAGCCCATGACCAGCGAAACCGCCCCCAGCCCCGCTACCTCCGGAGACTCTCCGGAGAGTCTCGCGAGCCCTCCCGAGAGCCTCGCCCCTGAGCAGGGAGCAGGGAGCAGGGAGCAGGGAGCAAGGAACAGGGAGCAGGAGAGCCCGCGCAAGCGCGGCACCCGACTCCCCGACGACTTCGCCGTCACCAACGAGATGAAGACCTGGTTCGCCGCGAACTGCCCCGGCGTCAGCGGCGCCCGCGAGACCGAGAAGTTCCGCAACTACTGGTCCGCGAAGTCCGGCAAGGACGCCACCAAGGTCGACTGGCCGGCCACCTGGCGCAACTGGATGCTCCGCGCCGCCGAGGACCAGCGCGGCCGACCCGCCAACGGATCCCGCACCACCGGCGCGAACCGGCACCACGACAAGCGCCCCGACAACAACCCGTTCCGCACCGGCGAAGCCGTCGCCACCTACGCCAGCCAGACCACCGGGAGCACCCGATGACCACCACGCCCATCCGCGCCGCCCTCAACCTGGCCGCCCGCGACCACCAGGGCCGCACCATCGGCGACTGGCAAGCCCGCATCGCCCGCCACGCCACCATCACCGACGACACCCCCACCCTGGAGCAGATCCGCCTCGACGCCGACCGCGCCGAACTGGCCGCCATCCGCTCCCGGCAGGCCGCCAACCGGGCCGTCGTCTACACCCGCCGCCGCCCCTCCCGCTACAC